AGGGGCAACATACGTTTCTCCCTTCGTAGGACGATTAGACGACCAGTCAGTGGCAGGTCTGGAGGTTGTACGTTCTATCTCTGAACTGTATCGCATCCATGGAGTCAGGACTCAGGTTCTGTCTGCATCTATTCGTAGTGTCCAACGTGCTGTTAGGTCATGGTATAATGGTGCTCAGATCTGCACCATGCCACCTAAAGTATTTGACCAAATGTATGACCACATCCTTACCGATAAAGGTCTTGAGATTTTCGATCAAGACTGGGCATCGGTAAAGAGTGATTGACGACGATACCCCTTATAAACTGGCTGAGATTATTCAAGATACTTGGCCTCAACTTTACTATTTGAAGAAACCAACAATGACATTTACAGTATATTCTAGAGACGGTTGTCCTTATTGTACGAAAGTAGAACAGGTATTACAACTTGCTGAAATCAAGTATGTGATATATAAACTTAACAGGGACTTCACCCGTGAGGAATTTTATGAGAAGTTTGGGAAAGGAACTACCTTCCCAAGAGTGATCAAAGATGATACACTAATTGGTGGATGCACAGAAACTGTTAAGTATCTAAGGGAACAAAAACTGGTCTAATGGAACAAAACCTCATCGACATCTATGATCTTATTGAACATGCTATTGATAATGCCTTTGAGGGACAAATGAATTTAAAATTCTACGACTACTTGAAAGATACAAAAACTAAAAAGCATGAAGTTGATGCTTTTATTGAGAGCACCACTGCTGCAGAACTCAGTGATCTTACATTAGAACTTGAGGAATACATTAAAGGTGGTGCTGACTCAGAGCATAAACAACTTCGGGAAGGTTATGGTCATATCCCTAAACCTCAAGCAAGAAAAATTAAAAATTATTTGTATGGCATCTTAGAGGATGCATGGAGGTATAGTCATGACCGACGACCTGGGAGACGAAAAAAGCATTCTAAATAAATCAGATCCTCATATTAATCGTGGGGTAGAGTTGCTACTACGCAACAGGAGGGGAAAACCAGAACCGCCCAAAACTTTTCAGATAAAGTTCGGTAAAATGGTTGCTCTCTTCCGAAGAGAAATTGTTTTCCACATGAACTTCTATCTGGATATCAGAAAGAAATAGTCTCTGGAGGACAGAAAGATGTTAGCAGTAACCCTCACCATTGGAACTTTAGTTTCCGTTATGATGTTTTTTGTAGGAGGTGTGGTAGGATGGTTGGCAAAAGACCATGTTTATCAAACCCAACCCGTTTACACACATCCAGAGATGTTTGATGAGAACGGTAACATTTTACCAGACGAAATTTTAGCAGTACGATTTGAAAATAGCTATGACGAATTCGACGAAGAAGACGACAACAACTAGGAAACCTAGGAAACCTAGAGCAACAACTAAAAAACAATTCACTGTCAAGGCAGAGCCAGAAACTCTGCCATCAAATCCTTTTGTTTATGAAGTTCTTGAACTTGCTGCTAAACAAAGGTCTAAGGCAAAAAAGATTGACGTTCTCAGAACGTATGATCACATTTCATTGAAGTCTATCTTTATTTGGAACTTTGATGAAAGTGTGATTTCTATGTTGCCTGAGGGAGAGGTTCCTTATGGAGACTCTGATGATCAATCCATCTACTCTGGAACTCTTTCAGAGAACATTGCAAAGGAAGCAAAAGGTGGTGAGTCTGCTACTGGTCAAGACTTAGATGGTAGAGGTAAAACTTCTCTGAGAAGAGAGTATAAAAATCTTTATCACTTCATCAAAGGTGGTAATGATAGTCTATCTTCTATTCGTAGAGAGACTATGTTTATCAACATGCTCCGTGGACTTCATCCCAGAGAAGCAGAAGTTTTGATTCTTGTAAAAGATAAACGTCTTACCGACAGATATAATATTACTTTAGAAGTTGTAAAAGAGGCATATCCCGATATCAACTGGGGAGGTCGTTCGTGACAGTAACCGTAGAAACCAAGGAGGAAGAGATGGGTAGTCTTCCAATTAAACCGGAAGATCCTTCGTCATATGGTTGTCAAATCCTTCAGGAAAAAACAACTCTTGAAGCTGCAAATGATAAGTCACTCCCCAATGATGCCAGACTGATTTGGTATATTGATAATGGTGTGGAGTGCATTGATCTTACGAGATGTAAAAAAACATCTCAACTTTTTGACATGTACTATGATCGATATGGTAAGGGTGCGGTCCAAAGGATTGACTTTGGATATGGAACGATGAATCCAAAACTTTGGGGGAACAAACCAAAAGAACAAAAGAAAAGAAAATGAAACCTAGTGACGAAGACCTCAAAAAGGCAGTTGATATTTTGATCCGTCAAGAAATTCAAGATAACATCAACGACTATGTTGATTCGCAAGATGAAACTCAAAAGGGTGGTCTTGGATTTATTGAAGAAGATGAACTAAAGGTGAGTGTCTCTCAAAAGGAGATTGAAAAAATTATTAAACAATATAAGAAGTTGAAGAAAGCCGAAAGATCCAACCTGTCTCATATCAAAAAGTTAGGAGACGGTTGACATCTTTGGTAAATAGCATTATGATCGTTAGCATGTATTATTATCATCATGTATAAACCATACTCACCAGAGTGGCACAGGTATAGATACCTGAAAGAAGCCATTGACAAATACCTGGATGACTACGTTGATAATGACGTAATTCGTGATGACATTCTGAGTATTCTTGGTGACAGATCTGAAGCAGCATATGCTGAGTTCAATAAAACTTCAGAATTAGAATCTAAACTCCGAAAGAACTAACATGCTCTCCACCCAATACAGACTCAGACTTGAGTCCATTTGTAGATGTATTGCGAACAAAGAAGAGGTTCCCTTAGAGGATATGATCTGGGCAGAAAAACTTGCCAAGGCACATACTCTTGCTAGAGATTGGTTGAATAAAGCACGTCGTCAGGCTAAAGGTATTGAAGAAGGTAGCACTGACGATTTTCTGAATAGGATGGGGTTAGGAGACCCCGACCCATCCAATCACAGAACGGGGTTTGGTGGTGCAGATGAAATCGTTGATTGGTTCCAAAGAGACAAGCCCGATGACTGGAGGCAACGTGACTGAGAAACAAGTTCCATGGTGGACGCTGCATGAAGTTGCAGATGAATTGGGTGCTACGCTGAGACACATCTCATGTGTAGATAGTAATGGTAGAAGGTATAAACGTGTTGTATTAGAGTATGAAGAGGAGGAAGAATGAAACAAGCACTTGTATACTCAAACGGAAGTCAAGAATGCGAAAGGGCAAAGATGGTCCTTGAAGCATGTGGTCAAGAGGTGAGAGAATTTCTACTTGGCGCTGACTTCAGCGACAGACAGTTTCGTGCTGAGTTTGGTAGTGAAGCAGAGTATCCTCAGGTTGCCATCGGACTCAACCATCGTGGCACTTTGAAAGAGACTCTCAAGTTCATGTCTGATGCAGGGATGTTTTTGTAACACGTTATACAAAACTACTTGACTATATAATCTATGAGGGGTATAATAACCCTATCGTTCATCCCATATGGGACGCAAGTAAGTCGCGGAACGGATCGTTCATCCCTTCGGGGACGCAAACGACTGAAGGAACGGAAACAACGGATCCACCGAAAGGTGAGAAGGTTAACTTTCCATTCATTCAGGACAATCAAATGAACACACTCAACCTCATTCGCAAGCAGATCAACAAAGCATCTGCCCTTCATGACGCTCAGATCACTCATACCGCATACCGTGGTATCGTGACTAAAGTTACGAACGTCAAACCAACTGAAGTACATGGTGAATTCACCTATCGTGGACGCACCTACACCAAGTGATTGACTTACACATTTAATATGATAGAATGGGAGGGAAACCTCCCATTTTTTTATGGATAGAGAGAAACTTAAATTAATTGTGAGGAACTTAAAGTCCCTTGTAAATGTGCTTGAGTCAGAGGTATACTCTGATGTGGATGCATATAAACAACCATCAAATATTATAACCGACTACGACGAAGTTTATGACGAAGGAGATGATGACGGATACCCCGATTAAATTGATCAGCGTCACTCCTGATGCTGAGAAACATATGGCTTACTGTGCCCGTGTAAGCAATCCAAACAACCAAGAGAACGAAAAGTTTTCTGGTCTGCTCAAGTATTGTGTGAAGCACCAGCACTGGAGTATCTTTGAGCAGGCATACATGACCCTGGAAATCAACACCACCAGGGGTGTGGCAGCTCAAGTGCTCCGTCATAGGAGCATGACATATCAAGAATTTTCACAACGCTATGCTGATTCTTCCCTACTCGCGGAGGCGATCCCTCTACCTGAACTAC